CTTTTTTCTCCTTTACTCCCTCCAAAAATAGCAACACTCCGGGCGCTGCGAACGGGACGCGGTACTCTGCCAAATCCGCAGGGGTGATGTACTTTCGGCCAAACAGCCGTTTCATGTCCTTCCAGACGGCCCACGGGACGCGGTAGAAAGCCCTGCCGCTAAATGAGCATAGTACAAAGGCGACACCTCCGAGGGCTTCTGTGCGGCTCAAACGAAGCGCTTGCGCGGTCAACACACGATCAAAGGTCAGCCGATCGCTATCTGTGTGCTTCGCTTCAAAATTGATGGCCCTTCCGCCTTTGAGAATGCCTTTGTAGTCCGGCTGGGCCTGTTTCGTGTAGCAGGCAAGGAACCGGCCAGCACGGTCTGGGCTTCCGATCGGACGCATCGGTTCCGGGGTCTTTTCGATGTCTGCAAGGCCGATGGATCTGTAATAGGCGCAGGCATTGTCAATGATGCTTTCAAAGCCAGCGCCCTCTGCGCGGCTTCGGGCACCGGTATAGCTGCGGCGAATACTGGCCGCCGTTCTTCTGTTATTCATTGCTCAATTCCTCCACATAGCGCCAGCTTTGGGGCGGGCGAGTGATCTCCACAGGCCGCATGCTCAAAAGCACAGCTTTCATGCTCACGTCTCTCCCTTCAGTAATACTCGATTTCAACCAGCGAGGTAGACACCAGCTCAAAACGTCCATCTTCCAGAGGGATGCGGAGCAGGTGATACTGATCTCTGCAAACGTATGATTTCGGCAGCAGCTCGCTGAAGTCCTCCACGGTGATGGTATACTTCGGAGATCGTGTTCCAGCATATCCGGTCTTTACAATTTCCGGGGAATAGACAGTAACGTGGTAGCATGGCTTTCTTTCAACTTCTGCCTCGGCAGTGGCCGCACCGCAGGATGTAAACCACAGCGTCAGAATCAGCAGCACAGCTGCTGCGATAAAGCAGACCATTCTCTTTTCGGTTTTCATGCTTCACTTCTCCTCCTCAAAAGTCCCAGTCTGAAGGAACACCGAGACGGCATTCTCCATCGCCATCGTTACTGGTCGGTTTATCAAACTGGCACCCCGGGCAGCCATTTCCAGCCGCCAAATGGCAATGGCAAAAATCCATCAAATAATGGGCCATGTCCTCCGGACTCATAGTGTCGGTTTCAGGGTTGGATTTCGCTTGATCATTCATCGTCGCCCCTCCAATACTCCACAAAATAGGTCAAAGTAGATTTGCCGCTGCGCTTTTCCTTGCCGTTGCAGACGATATAGCCATTCATTGCAAGTACAACGATAAGGGCCTTTCGGTCTTCGGCGCTCGCGCAGTCGATTTTGTAGTGTTCAGCCATCGCTCTTGCCCCTTTCCTCCGGGTCTGGCTTCTTGACCGTGACCAGCTCTTTGAGGTGGGCCATCTTCTTTGACCTCCACTCCGGGGCATCTCCAAAGAGGATTTCGAGCTGGGCCATCATAATCCTGACGTCTTCCCGCTCCTCTCGGACGCTGTCGGCCACCTCCACCATCTTGTCGATACCGGGGGTACCATGCTTGGCCTGCTTGTACTTGAGGAGGGATTTGGTAAGCTCTGCCATCTCCTCAATGGCCTTGTCGATTTGCGGGTCTTCCCCGAAAACGACAAGCGCAGCCTTTGCGTAGGTGCGCAGCTCGCGCTCCGGATCTTCTTCTTTTTCGCCCGACGGGTGGATGGTGAGGCTCAGCTTAACCTCCGTGCCGTCATAGCGCGTCCAGCAATGCTTGATGCTCTGTGCCCCCATCTTCTCACAGGAGGTGAGAAGCATATCCCGAACCGTCGCAATAAGCTGCTCCTGAATCTCTTTCTGTTCCATATCACCGATACTCCTTTCCGGTGGCCTTGTCCCTCAGCGGGATGCGGCCTATGATCTCAAACCCTGCGATACCGGCCATCTGGCGCAGCAGGGGAACGATGTCTCCGATTCTGTCAAGCCGGGCGGCTTCCTTCTGGTACTCGTCCCGGCAGATGTTGCGCATGGCCGCGGTCGGTGTCGGGTCTGCATAATGCTCGGCATTCCGGCCCATATTTTCCTTGCTCATGTTCAAGCTCCATTCTCCAACAGGTCAAACAGAGTGGGTGCATCCTTTTCTGCATCCGCAGATTCCAGATAGCCCACGCCGTCACGAAAATAATCCGGGTTCAGCTCCACGCCCTTGCCCTTGCGGTTCATCTTCACCGCTTCATACGGCACCGTGAAAAGCCCTGCAAAGGGGTCAGCAACAAGTTCGCCCTCATTGCTGTACCGCTCAATCAGGCGCTGCACGATGTCGATCTGAAGCGGGCAGACGTGGAGGTTCTGCCGCCGCTGGCTCTGGGAGGTGTTGAGCGTTTTCATCCGCACAATGTCGTCCCAGACCGTCATATCCCATGAGCCGGGCGCAACGACCATAAAGGTGCTCGGCAGCCGTCCGTCTTTGTCGAGGCTTTCTGCGAGTTTGACGTGCTCGCCGTAGTCGTAGACACTGTCGCGGCTGAACTTCCGGTAGACGCTCTGGAGTTTGGAGGTTGGAATCTTCTCCAGATCCTCCCTAGCAAAAGGCCTGTCGCCGCTGGAACGCCAAAACGCATGAGCGTCAATCTGCCACTGGGCGCGGGTGTATTCCTCTTTGGACTTCTTCACGGGGATATCAGCATAGCCGCGGCTGCGGTCAGTAGGCAGCTTGCGGAACAGCAAGATGTACTCAGGGCATCCAACACCCATCTTCGTGCCATCTTTGCACTGCTCAGTCCAGCCGAGGCGGTAGGTCTGGTTGTTCTCCCGGACAACATCCGTGACTACGGTAATCATCCCAAAGTACGCAAAGCCATGTTTGCGGAAATGGGCAATGCAGTCAGCATGGAACGGCTCAATTGTAGGCGCGGCCAGCCCGGTGACATTGGCGAACTCAACGCGGTCTTTGACATGAATCGCAGCCACGCGGCCCGGCTTCAGAGTCCGCAGCAGCTCAGGGGTGAGGAAGTCCATCTGCTTGAAGAACTCATCATCGTTCGGGTTGTGCCCGAAGTCATTGTAGCTGGGGCTGTACTCATAGTGGTTACCGAACGGAATAGAGGTCACATACAGGTCGATGCTGTCCGTCGGCCAGCTCTTGACCTCTTCCACGCAATCGTTATTGATTGCGATGTAGTTGCTGCCTTTTACTTCCACGCGCTCACATCCTATCGTTCTCTTTAAGACCTCCAGTGCAAGGCTGCCGAGGCCGTATTCTTTGATAATTTCTTCCATCTGCTCGCTGAGTTCATCGTACTGCTTCCACTTCCGCTGGAGGGCCAGCAGCACCTCTGTTTCGGTGTCCATGTACAGGATGTCAATCACGCACGGTGACTTCTGGAGGAAGCGGTAAATTCGGTGAATGGCTTGAATGAAGTCGTTGAACTCATAGTCAATACCCATGAAGATTGCCCGGTGGCAGAACCGCTGAAAGTTGCAACCAGAGCCGGACAGGCTTTTCTTTGTGCCGAAGATGCGGGTCTTGCCCTGTGCGAAGTCCATGACGCGCTGCTCGCGGGTTTCGAGATCCATGCTGCCGTAGATGTCCACCATCTCCGGGACGGCTTTTTTCAGGGCCTTGCGCTCGTCCTCCAAGTCATGCCAGACAACGAAGTGTTCATCCACCGGGGCCTCCGCGATGATGCGGGCCACCTCAGCGGCGCGGATGTCGATGCTGTCCCGCTTCTCTTTGGCTGCATCCTGCAAGCCCATCGCGGCATCATGGCCGAGCTTCATCTGGCCGTCGGCTTCAAATTCAGCGGGCCGGTCAAGGCTGTTCAGCTTGTGATACCGGATGTCCAGCGGCGGCAGGGCGTAACCATCATCCGAGAATCCGAGGTCGGACGGCTTCTGAAGGAAAAGCCCCCAGCTGGCGCACCAAATCCAGAACTCCCGCTCGCGACCCGGATAAAGGGTCAGGTTGTTCGCTTTGGTGCTGTCCCTCTTGAAAAAGCGGGTCAAGCTCTGGCCGGTGTCCATAATTTCGAGGAACCCGGCATAGTGAATCAGCTCTTTGTAGCGGTTCGGGCTGGGTGTCGCGGTGTTGGTCAGCTTATACTTGATGCCCTTGAACTTCTGCATGAAGCTCTGATAGGTCTTGCTGCCGAAGCTGCGCAGTGTGGCGGCCTCGTCCAAACTGACCGCTGTGAAATGATGCGGGTCAATGTCGCCGTCTCTGACGCGCTCGTAGTTGGTCAGGACGATGGGGGCTGTGCTGGCCTCCACTTCGGCCATCGTGCGGCAATAGGGCGGCTCGTCAATGCCCAGCAGGTTCACAGCGTCGGCCTTGAACTCCGGCAGGACGTTCAGCGGCATCACAATGAGCGTCTGGCCGCCCTCGTGCTTCTGGAGCAGTCTGCACCATTCGAGCTGCATGATGGTCTTTCCCAAACCGAAGCGGGCGAAAATGCCACGGCGGCCCCCGCGCAGCGCCCACAGGACGCTCACGCGCTGGTGATCTTTCAGCGCCGGGCTGACCTCGGCGGGGTCAATCTCGATACCGGACAGGGGAGCAATGTCGATTTTGCGCTCCAAAAACTCCTTGTATGTCATTTTGCGTGTTCATCTCCCATTGTTCTCCCTCCCTCACTTCACAGACGGGTTCACGCGCTCAACCAGCTCACAGCCGGGCACTGCCGTGCCGGTCTTGAGCAGGGCCGCAATGGCCGTCTTGTTGGGTGCGCGGGTGGTCATCTCGGTCATGTACTCGGCAGGGACGGCAGCTTCATCCAGCACGCAGACGGCCTTACTGCGGCGAAAGCTCACCGCGCACCGGTTACTGCTGAAGTTCTGTCCACCCAGAGCATCGGTCAGATAGTGCTTGAGACTGTCGATCTTGCGCTTTGCGGCTGCCTTGCGGTCAGCAAAAGCCTTTTCCTGCGCTTCAAAGGCCGCAACATCGGCTTCGAGGTTCTTTACCCAGCAGGCGATGTTGTCCACCTTCTCGGCCTTTGCCATGTTCAGCTCTTCCAGCCGGTCGATGTCCATAACCTCGCCGGTCTCCTGATCGATGCAGTCCAAAATCTGCGAGTTGATCTCATACAGGTTCATAGTGCTTTTTACCTCAATTCGTTCAGAGCACGAGAAACGGCCCTGAACGGCGTTTTGCGTTTTGTGGTATAACTTTGCCGGTTTACCCTAAAACCATGCTCAGAGGGCCGCGTATGCCGGTCTGAGCGCGTGTGTACCGGCTATTGCTTTTTTAATGGCCTTCGCCGGGCTGCGTCTGCCAGAAAATTCTTTGCATTTTCGGCTTCCTCTGCCGGGCGGCTTGCAATGAACGCCCGGTTGCGCGGGGCATTCGCCTTTTTTGCTTCATCCCTATCACGGGATATCCACCCGGATGCTGCAGCCTTCCAGTTCTTCATGGGATTCCGGCCCACCTTCCAGCCGTTGGACTCGTAATAGGCATGGAACCGAATAGCCTGCGCTTCTGTGCCACCTTTCTCCGCAAAGTAACTTTTCACCGTTTCAACATCCGGCGGTGAAAACCTGCTTTTGGGGGTAGGGGGCAGCGCTTCAGCGCTACTACTATCAGATACTTTAGTATCTGTTGTACTTTGTACTTTGTACTTTAGGGGCCTTTTGGTTTCGTTTGGTTATCGTCAAAAACCTTTTGGTTTTCGTCGGTTTTCTTTGGTCTGCCGCCCTTTCGACCTGCTTCTCGGTGCGCAAGAATAGAACGTTGATACGTCTTTATGTTTTCGTCCATAAATGAGCGCAGGGATTCAAAGGCCACCTGTTCGATAGGCTCAAGCCCTTCCGGCTCTTTGCCGTGCTCCACATACTGCCGCATTTTTGTGAGCACGTTTTTGTATTGCTCAGGTGGCAGGATGTCCAAGATTACGAACTTGTCAAAGGGTATCAACAAGCCTTTTGGGCGAGCCATTTCGATATCGTCCACAACTAACCACCTCCTTCCCGTTTTTGAAAACCAAACGCTTTTCGTAAAAACCATTTGGTTTTCTTTGGTTTTTACAGGTCGATGATCTTAACCTCTACGCCGTAGCCGATAACGTTCCGGCACTGCTGTTTGATGCGGGGGATTGCAACAGCGCTGCTTTTGAGGAACTTCTTCGTGCTGGGGGTGCAGGCCAGATACAGCGTAACGCCGTCCAGACTGGCCTTTGTTCCGCGCAGGTTGTCCGCAATGAACTTGTCACCGTAGACCTCAACACGGCGAATAACCTCTCCCCAGTTAGCAAAATCCTTGCCCAGATACTTCGTAGGGGTGGCTTCCGGTTCAGCCTGCGGGCTGTTATAGCTCTTGAGGTCGTTCAGGGCATCCAGCATTGCCGTCATGCAGGAACTGCACACCTTGATCTCGTTCTGAAGCTCAACAAGGGCACTGTTCAGGCCCACCAGCTGGTCAATGGCCTTCTTCATGTCCTCGTTCTGCTGGTACAGGCGGCTGTCGATAGATTTCAGCAGGATGTAAACCCGGCTATCATCCGGGGTATCATTCGGTACATCCTCAAGCATGAAGTTGTATGCACCGTTGCGGATATTGACAACTGCCGACACGGAACGACCGATAATGGATGCGACTTCTGCATCGGACAGGCCCTTGCTGAGAAGAAGCTTTGCATTTCGCACCTCTTCCGGCATAATATTTCTTTTTGCTTGCATTTTTCTCTCCCTCATTTCTGCCGCTCAGAACGGCAAATCTTCATCGTCGTTGATAACGGCAAAATCGTCCGTGCCGGTCTCAGCCGCCTGCTGGGCGCTCTGAGCGTTTATAGCTTCGCTGACATAACTTTCCGTCTGTTCATCAAAACCCCGCGTAGACGTGCTGTCAGGGGCTTTCGAGCCGCAAAAGCTGACCTCACGCACCTGAATCTCATAGGCAGTGCGGTTGTTGCCCTGCTTGTCCTGATATTTCCGGGTCTGCAAGCTGCCATTGACGGCGATCATGCTGCCCTTGTCGAAATACTGGGAGATGAACTGCGCCGTCTTGCCCCACGCCACACAGGGGATAAAATCCGTCTCACGCTGCCCGTTTGCAGAGTAGCTGCGTTCGCAAGCGATGTCAAAGGAGCAGACCTCCTTGCCGCTTGTGGTGGTGCGGAGTTCCGGGGTGTGGGTCAGGCGGCCCATAATTGCAATCGTGTTCAGCATAGATCAGCCCTCCTTCGGCTGCTTCTGGGCACACGTCCAGCACAGGATGCGCCCAAACTTCTTCTTGGTGCTGGCGGCGGTCTCTGCCGGTTCCACGGTGCGGTTCTTATAAGACACCGGCTGAAGTGGTTTGCCGCAGCAGGCGCAGATAAAGGGCTGTTCCTGTGCGGGCTGCTTCTGCGGCTTGTTCACACCTGCGGGGTTTCGACCTTCTGCCGCATGATACTCGTCCGTGTCGGCATCCTTGGTATCGTCGATGCAGAACAGGCCGTTCAGGGCATACTTGCGGGCGTAGCTGCTAGATGTTCCCGTCACCTGTGCAGCGTCCATCTTGGTTTTTTGCTCCGGCTCTCTTGCGTATGCCTTCACGGAAATGCAGCCACCATCCAGAGATTCCAATTTTGCAGTGGCTTCGATGTAGTGCCACCCCTCAAGAACCTTCGGTTCATCGGAGAGCGTAAGCAGCAGGTCATGAGCCTTGAGAATAGGCTTCACTGCTTCCAAAATGTCCTCACAGGAACGATATCTGTACCCGCCGAAGGTGTTCATCTGCCCTTTAGGGGCCTTGAGTTCGCTCTGCACAGCGGCCAGAGCGGCGTAAATGCTTGTGCTTTCCATTACTCTTCATCCTCCTGATCTTCGGTCTGTTCTGCCCCTCGCGGCAGGAAATAGTAATCATCCGGCGGCTCAAGTGCCGGGCCGTAGCCGTCAAGGGCGAGATCATACATCGGGTTCATACTGCCACCTCCGGTGCCGGGTCAATGGCGGTAGGGGAGATGTCTGGTGCGGGAATCAACTTTCCAACGGTCAAACGCTGCGGAGCAGGGGAGTGCTGCGTTTCGCTTGCGGGCTTTCCGAACTTGACATCCGCGCCCAGATCTTCAACCTCGACCGTGACGCGCAGGCGGTGCAGACCGGTAGTGTCGTTGAATGCACCCGAAACGCTGTCAAGCAGCTCGTCAACGATGCCGGGGACGTACTTGCCGTCCATAAACTTGCCGTCACTCGAAAAGCGGCCCTGAATCTCAACATAATTTTTTTCCATCTTGTAAAACCTCCGAAAATGTGTTATCTTCGGATTGATGTGACCTGTAAAATCCATCAACCCTTGCAGCCTGCCGGTGCGCCAACACCAGCGGGCTGCTTTTTCTTTTGTGCGGCCATAATCTCTTTGATGCGGCCTTTGCCGTAGGTTCCGGCGCTTGCCGTGAAACGCTCGTTGTCATCCACAAGGCCCTGATGGATTGCCTCTGCCCGCTCTTCCTGCTGGCGGATAAGTTGCTCTGTGCGCTCCCGGTAGCTCGCTTCGAGAGCTTTCACCCTGATATGTACAGCGCGGCACTCCGGGCACCGCTCCGCGCGGCGGCCCACATTGCGCATCACCTTCCCGCAGTCAACACAGATACGTGTATAGATCATATTGTTGTTGACTGCCATGTTCAGCCCGCCTTCCTGCCGCTCTTCACGGTATTGGCCTGCGGCTGGTGAATCTTGCGGGGCCGCTTCTCACGCGCTTCGGCTGCAAAGCCCTGCAGCATGAAGAAGATTGCCAGCAGGATCAGCACCATAGCCGTAATGAACGCACCGTCCGAAATGGTGCCGCCGGTCTGACAAGTGCCCTCGAGGCCCATGCTGTACAGCAGGCCCGTCGCAAAGCTCCCCATTGCCAGCCAGTACCAAACGCCAGATTTGATTCTCATGCGGATTCTCCTTTCTCAACAGTAGGGAAGAACAGCTCCCCGATTTCATCCTGCGGGATATCAAGCGTCTTGCAAATTTCTGCGATCTCAGTGCTTGTCCAAGGCTGCTTCCCGTTCATCCGCTTGCTCATTGTGTCAGTTCCGATGCCGATTGCATTTGCAATCTCCTGATCCCGGAACCCGCAGCTGTGAAACCGGCCCCGCAGCTTCCAATACGGAATCTGCTGAAACGTTCCCTGTACGACCTTCATCATGCTTTTTTGACCTCTTTTCTTTGATGTGTGCCAGCCGTTCAGGCTGGTTCTTGTCCCAGCGGGCTTCCCGCCAGTATTTGTTGCGCCCGTTCATCAGTCGGTCTCCCTTGTGCTGACCTTTCTCAAAGGCGGCTGCTCCGGGTTGTCCCGGCTCTGCTTGTAGCGCTCAACGTCCTCAACGCGGAAGTAAAACTTGCTCTTGCTGCCCTTCTCGCCGTGAGAGTAGGCATCCAGCAGACCCTGCTTCCGAAGCTGTAAGACCCGCGAATAGCAAACGCCCAGCGCTTTGGCGGTTTCTTTGGTGGTGTAATACTTCGACACAGTATCGAATCTCCTTTCTGTGGGTGGCTCCCACGACCTTGCCCGGCTGGCTGCCGGGTGGTTTCGACCCTTGCCGCAGGGTCATCATCAGGTGGGCTTCAAGCAACTTCGTTGCTGTCGATGTGCTGGGCGTTCTTGCTTTCGTCCACCCACATGGTATGGCTCCAAGCTGTTTCGCTGTGGGCGGCATCGGTGCGGTGCCAGCCATTGCCGCGATTGGTGATCTGCTCGATGTAGGTGTTCTCCCTGATTCCGGGCATCCCCTTGACCTTGTGGCCTGCCTTGTCTGCCTGCATGATGATCAGCAGGTAAACCTTCTCGGTGTCAAGATAGCTCTCTGCCTCGCTCATTGCGTCCAGCAGGTTGTCAGCTTCCAGAACCTTGTAATCGGTGGTCATGGGCTTGTAGGTTGCGCGGTAGTCGATTGCGACGATGTAGGACTTCTTCATTTTTCTATTCCTCCTGTTTGTTTGGTAGTGCTCTCTACGTGAACTATTATACTACTATTAGATTTAGATGTAAATAGTTTTTCTAAAATTTCTAATTATTATTACCGCATCGGATGTAAAAAAGCACCAGCCTTTCAGCCGGTGCCTGATGGTCATTCTTTCGTAGAAGATGCGGTGATAGCCAAAGCGTCTTCAGCATCTTCAAGAGTAGTGCATGATGTCCTTTCAGTTGGGATATGCTCTCTCAGCCACTTCATGCTCATGTCGTGGTCGATAAAGG